ACTATTAAGGTATTTGCACTTGCTCTTGCAGAAGAAGCAGTACAATGCGCTGCAGTTTGCGAGAAGTTTATGGGAGGATTAAAGGATGACGCATCTGCAAAAGATTGAGTATCAAAGAGAATATTACAGAACGCATAAGGAACAGGCGAAAGCTTATTATGAAAAGAATAGAGAAAAATATAAAAAATATTTCCACAAATATTATAAGGACAATAAATGGAGATGGGAAGATTTTTATACACCGCGTGCAATCAGGAAAGGTGCCGATGAAATTAAAGCTAATAATAATTCTATTTCTTAATCTGATTATTTTATTTTTCAGCATATTTACTGCGGCTGGTTGCATACACGATCTTAAAGTTATGCAGGAATATAACGAGAAGATGCAACAAAGTATTGCGGCAATGCTGGAGAAACAGGAACAGCAAGCTTCCCAGATGCGCCAGGTAAAAACCGAAAGCGAAATTATGTACCGGCTTGCAATGGATAAATTGTTTGTGGAGGAAGAAGAATGAAAGATTTTACAGGCTATACAGTGAAAAGCAAACAATGCGACTTCTTAAATGGCCGGACCGTAGTTAAGACAATTAAAGAAATCAAAACGAAAACCGGCCGCAAGCTTTACGAAGTGCTATTGAATCACAATACACGACGGTACCAGATATACGAAGATGAGTTTGTGGAGGCAGCAGAATGAGAGTATATCTTGAATATGGGCATAAATGTAATGACAATGTAAATACAGTTGTAACAAAACAACTTTTATCTTGGAGATGGAGTTGGTTTTTTATTTCTGAAACCATTAAAGATATATTCAGAGAAATAAAACTTTGCAGAAAAATGAAGTATACATTTTTTATTCACAAAGGGTACAATTGGAAAAACACATAGAGAAAATGAAGTCTGATGTAAGAGAAGTTATTGCAGATAGAATGAACGATGATTTAGACCAAAACATTATCGAGTGTTTATTAGAAAAATGGGAATTAAAGGAGTAGCAGAATGACAGAGTATGAAGTAAGTGAGATTAGTGGTGCTTATGCCAACAGAATAAAAAGACTTGAACAAGAAAACACAGAACTTAAAAAGCAGATAGAGAAAATGAAGCGTTGTTATAATTGCAAACATTGGCAAAATGAAAGTTGGTATGGTGTGTGTCAATTAGAGCAGATTGATTGTTCTGATTATAAATGTTGGGAATTAAAGGAGTAGCAGAATGACATTATTTGAAAAGATTTATTTTACTTGTTTGATAATCAATGTTGTTTTGGGTTTTATTGCTTTTGTATTAGAAAACCCAGACGATAGTGGGAATCTACTCATACCTTTTACGATTCAATTCAGTCTTACCTTTTTGTATTTAGTGGTGAAGTTGATATTACTGATATGGGGAGTAGAAATACATTGGTTTCCTAGTATAAGAATAGGAGTAGCAGAATGACAGTAGAACAGAAAGCAGAAGAATGGGCTTTAGAAAGAACAGGTAGAAAAAGTATATTGTGGAATACACTAGTAAATGCCTATCTTGCTGGTGCAAAAGAAAACGGAGTTGTCTGGCACGATTTGAGAAAAGACCCGAATGATTTGCCGAAAGAAGAAAAGCAATATGTAGTAAAAGCAAAAGACTTCGACGGAGATATAACGGTTTGGATTTGTTGGTATTGGCCAGAAACAAAAACATTTACAGGCTCATACCTTAGTGAAATGAATGTTGTCAAGTGGAAGGAGATTGAATAATGGCAAAAGCAACTGTAATAATGGAAATTGAACTAGAGCATTTTGATTTGTTTATGGGAAATCTTCCTTCAGGTGTAATTGAGTTTTCAAAAGAAACAGGTGCGAACATCTTAAAAACGACTGTTTCTGAAGGAGACAAAATTAAGGAATACAAAAAACAAATTGACAATAAAGAAAAAGCACTTGCCAGAGTAAAAAGAGAAAATGAAAGTTTAGTTGATATAAATGCTCAACACGAGTTTTTTTATGAAGGTTGTGGATTTTATAAGAAAGGTCTTAACAATTCTATAATGATTGCAGACTACATTGAAAAACTTGAAGAGCAGTTAGAACAGGCAAAGAAACTTCTTGAAAAATGGCTTTTCTTTAATGGCTTTAATTCTGCATTGAAGAAAGAAACGGAAGATTTTATCGGCAAGAAAACAGAAGAACTCGAAATACCAGAAGGAGTTGAAGAAATAGAATGGCAAAGAAAGAACTTAAAGATGTACCTATTGCATGGGAATATACTGCAGAAGCTACAGAAGAAATAAAGAAACAGCTTACAAAAGTAGAACAGGAACTTATGGCCGGACATTATTGTATGAAAAATACATGTTTAGGATGCAGCTTATACGTGGAATGCGGAGAGCTGCAGGATAAAATTAAGGCGCTTAGATCTAGCGTTGCTAGAGAGCATAATCTTAAAAGGGAGGAAAAACTATGAAAGATTTTTTTAATCAGGCATGGGTAAAGATCACAGCTTATGTATTCATTGTACTTGGTTGTGTTGTACTCATCCTTGGTGGTACAAGTGTTGCGGAAATTGCTAAAGTACCTACACTTGTTGCCGGAATCTTGACAGCTATCGGAGCTCTTATTGTTTTCATAAGAGATCAGATTAAGTCAAAAGAAACTGCAGGTAAATAAGCTTGCAAATAAAAGAAAGTTTTGCAATTTGGAAATTATCCCTTCCTGGTTGTCAATCAGGGAGGGATGTTTTATAATGCACCAGGAGCATAAATATGACTAAGGCAGAATGGTTTAAAGAAAAACATCCGGATCCAGATGAGGACAAGAAATATATTAAGGTTGCTGATGAGGCTTATGATGCAGGATATGCAGCTGCAAAAGCTATTGCAAAGCGTCCAGTAGAAAAATCAAAGGAAGCTGTAGAAAGTACATTAAAGATTTATTCTATGATTTTAAATCCATGCCCGGAATGCCGCTTTAGAGATAAGAAAAATGACAAGGAATTAAATACTTGTAAAGCATGCTGCTTTTATTACGAAAGCAAGTTTGAGATGTAATTAAAAAAATATTTTTTTTGTTTATGACTTGACAGATTTCCATAGTGTATGATTTACCTATGGAAAACGAAGAACTTACAAAGGACTTAAAAACAAGATGGCAGCAGTTAAAGGATAACCGCGCTAAGTTTGAAGCAGACTGGACGGATGCGCAGACTTATGCGGATAATGCTATCCTTGACTGGAATAATGTTGGAGAAGTACCTACACGACCTAAACGCTTTACTTCTAAACCTCTTGAATATAACCGTACTCTTGTTGCAGGCATCCAGGGTTATGCTATAAGCCCATCCTTAGTATGGTTTAAGCTTGGTATGGAAAACTCTAAGCTCTTGAATGAGTATGGAGTAAAAGACTGGCTTGAACAGTGCGAAGGCGAGCTTTTAAGCATGTTTAACCGCTCTAACTTCTATCGTGAAATTAATCCGGCAGTAAAAGACAGCACTTGTATTGGCCACGGCGTTATCTTTATTGATGAAGATATTGAAAATGCACGCTTGCGTTTTATTCACTTTCCGGCTAATCAGATTTATCTTGATGTAAACTCTTACGGCGAAGTTGATACATGCTTCCGTTGGTATGCAGATACATTGCGCAACATCGTAGAGTTTTTTGGACTTGAGAATGTTTCTGAATCAATGCAGGAAGATTACAAAACTGAATCACACTGGAACGATAAGCATGAAATATTAATGTGCGTTTATCCGCGAAAAAACTACAATTCCAAATACAAAGACAGTAAAAATATGCCATGGGCTTGCGTATATATGGATCTTAAGGAAACTCATATATTGCTTGAATCAGGCTACAATGAATTTCCGTTTGCAGTGTTTGAATGGGAACGTATATCAGGTTTTGCTTATTCTAACTCACCTACTATTGATGCTCTTGCAGATATAAAAGCCTTAAACATCATCAAACGCTCAAGCCTTATGATTGCACAGCAGAGCGCAGAGCCTAGTATGATAGCAACAGAGGACGTGCGCGATATTGATTTAAGCCCGCGCGGAGTTACTTATTTACCTACAAAAGACAGCATTTTACAAGCTGCAAAAATAGGTGAAAACTATCCTATTACATTGCAGGAGCTTGCAAATTACGAGCAGGCTGTAAAAGACTGGTATTACGTAGATTACTTCCTGGCACTCCAGGAACGTACCGGCCAGATGACTGCAACAGAAGTAATGGAGTTGCAGGGAGAAAAAGCTGCTACACTTTCTACTTTTATTGTGTCTCTTAATGAATTCTTAAGCAATGTAATTACAAGAAGCTTTAATCTGCTTATGCGAGCTGGACAGCTTCCGGAAATACCTTACGGACTTATGAAGCAGAGAGCTGTAATTAAAATAGACTTCACTGGTCCTCTTGCACAGAATCAGAAAAAGTATCATCAGATGGGCGGCACTTTACAGGCACTTAGCGCAGTTGGTCCTATTATGCAGATGTTTCCACAGGCAGGTGACTATATTGATGGTGATGCTCTTATGAAATCTACTGCAGAAGGAATGGGATTGCCACAGAATATCATCCGCGAAGATGACGACGTACAGAAAATCCGTGAAGAACGTATACAGGCACAGCAGGAAGCAGCTGCACAGCAGCAGCAGATGGCTATGGCACAAAGCTTGATGCAGAATTCTGATAAGCTTGGAAAAGCTGCACAGGATGGCTCAATGCTCCAGCAGATTAATGATCAGCTTGCAGGTGGTATGAATGGAATCTAACGAAAAAGATTATGACAAAGTTTTCGGGGCCCTTGAAGGTGCAGAAGATCCTATTGCAATACGCGATAAAAAAATGACAGAAGCTTACCGCCGTTTATTCAGTACATCGGATGGAAAACTTGTATTGCATCAGATTTTAGTAGACTTAAAGTTTTATGACGAATGTATAAGCGATGCAGATGTTGCATTAAATAATTTTGCAAAGTTTATGATTTTTAAAAGGCTTAAGGTCCATAATAGTAAGCAGATAACAAAAGTTATTGCAGATATAACATGGGAGGAAACGAATGGCTGACGAGAATCAGACACAAACTTCTAATGAGCCGGCAGGAGCCGGAGACATTGAAAACATTATGAGCGGAATGTCAGAGGCTAAAACCGATGTAAAACCTGGCGAAAACGCAGGGGAAAAGTCAGAGGGAAAACAGCAGAATGACAGCGGAAAAGGTGAAGTTGCAAGTAATCCGGCATGGATGACACAGCTGCACGGCGACATTCTTAATAATAAGGAAGCCGCAGAAAAGCTTGGCAAGTTTGGTAAAATATCGGACTTGGCAACAAAATACTTGGAGCTTGAAGGAAAGCTGGGAAATACACTTGTAAAACCTGGAGACGATGCAAGCGACGAGGAAAAAGAAGCCTTCTACAGAGCACTTGGAAAACCGGAATCGGCAGACAAGTACAGCATTGAAGGAGACCAGGCAGAATTATTCCGTGAAATGGCTTATAAGAATAATCTTACCGATGACCAGGCAAAGGCACTTTATGCCAGCATCAAGGAACTTGGTGAGAATGCCATTGCACAGCAGCAGGCTAATTACCAGCAGCAGGCAAAGGCAACGCAGGAAGCTTTACAAAGCGAATATGGCAAAGACTATACCAAAAAAATAGAAATGCTTAAGCGCGGCGTAAACACTTACGGCGGAAAAGAAGTTGCAGAAAAACTGCAGCAGGCTGGACTTCTGGCAGACAAAGACATTGTAAAAATGTTTATTTTGCTCGGTGAGCAATCGTCAGAAGCAGGAGCTCCAAACAAGAGTGAAAAGACAGACGGATACAAGAGTATTCAGAATGGCGGACACTTGAGTTTTGGAGACAGTTTCAAAGACAAATAGGAGAATAAAGGCTTATGGCTACATTAACCATAACAGACCAGCTTACTTCACTTGAAGTTGCTAAACGTTCTGGTGTTTCACCAGACAGCCGCAGAATCATTGAAGAGCTCACAGCTTACAATGAACTGCTTTTGGATGCTCCACTCGTAGAAGCAAACGAGGGAACTATTGATACTCACCTTGTAAGAACTGCTATCCCACACGGACAGCATCGTGCTTACAACGAAGGCGTAGGACAGGGCTCAAGCCAGACAAAGACAATCCAGGATGTTATTTCAAACATCGAAATCTATGGAGAAGTTGATAAGCAGCTGGTAGACGAAGCAGCTCATCCTACAGAGCTCATGCAGAGCGAACAGAATGCCTTTATTGAAGGCTTGTCACAGGATATCACAGATGACCTCATCTATGGTAATCACAACGACGATCCACGCTATACAAACGGACTTGCAACACGCTTGAACAATACAAACTCAGGTAACAGCAAGTATTGTGTATCTGCTGGTGGATCTGCTTCTGGAAGCATGACCTCTATCTACCTCATTAAATGGGGAATGGATAAGGCCCGCATTATTTATCCACGCGGATCAAAGAATGCCGGTGTAGAATACAATTACCTTGGTGAACAGACTGCAATCGACAGCTCTGGAAACAAGCATCAGGTATATCGCACTCACTATCGCATTGCACGCGGACTTTCAGTAGGACACAGTGCTTCAATCATCCGTATCTGTAACATCAATCCGGCTACAGCTGGTATTGGTAAGACTGTTGCAGAATTGATTGTAAAGTGCTTGCCACGTCTTGCACGCGGTGCTGGTACAGTATCTATTGCAATGAACGCAGAGATGAAAGGTATTTTTAATGTTGCAGCGCTTGGCCTTACAAACATCATCCTTCCATCAGAAGATCCATGGGGAAATGAAGTGCTTAAGATCGGAAACGCACGCTTCCGTGAATGCCCTTCTATCTTGATGACAGAAGCTACAGTATCGTAATCAGGAGGAAACGGACTATGCAAATTTCACGTTTGGATAAAAAGCTCTCTTTTGGAGAAGCTAGCCCTACAAGTGCTGCAACACTCGCACTTGCAGATGTAATCGACCTTAAGAAGGCCCAGGTTGGACGCATGGCAGTAAACTTTATTGTTGAAACTGCTCTTGTTGGTGGTACAAACTGTACATTTATTGTTCAGGGATCTACAGATAACTCGAACTGGGTTACTGTTGCATCATCTGCAACAATCGCTACAGCTAATCTTGTAAAGGATGCTAACTTTTCTGTTGGTATTCCACAGGAGTTTGACTACCGCTATATCCGTGCTGCTGTTACTTCTACAGGAACATACACAGCCGGAAAAGTAAGCGCCGCACTTGACGTTTACCAGGGAGCTTAAGTATGGACGAGGTAAAAGCCGGCACAGTACCAGCCGCAAATGGCACTAAAGAAGCAAAGGCTACAAAGTGGTTATGCGAAATTGCTTGCTATGATGGAAAAAAATTATACCGCGAACAGCAGGTATATGAATTTCCGGCAGGTGAAAAACCTTTCCGCGAGGACTACTTTACAAAGCTCTAAGCTTTAATCCAAAGGGCACGGTGCTATATGGTGCCGTGCTCTTTTTTAATGGGAATAAGAATATGAATATAGACAGAAGTTTAGTTGCCAGAGCTTTTATAAAAGCCGGCGAAGAGCCTATTACAGAGGCAGAATGGGAAGATGGATCAAGCAGCCGTGTACGCACAGTATATGAAACTTATCTTGCCATTTTATTAGATTCACTTTCACTTTATGACTGGACCAGCCAGAAGAAACGCGCAAGACTGGAAGCTCTTACAGAAGAAGATGACGAAGAAAACTTGACTAATTATGCCTATATGTACCCTATTCCGGCAGATTGCGCAAAGATTGTGATGGTTGGAGACAACAAAGAATACAATGTAGAAGGCGCGTTTATTTTCACAGATGAAGCAGATGCAGTGCTGCTTTATATTCAGAACTACTTTACAGGAAAGTATGCTTTTAAGATTGTTGAGCTTCCGGTAGAGGCAGACCTTGCTAATTATTACATAAAGAATGAAGAAGGCGAATATGAGCCGGCAGAAACATGGGATCCGACAGAAACTTATTACGAAATAGATTATCAGGATTATAACTTTTACGCACAGCCTAATCTTGATCCTATCTTATCCTCTTATTTTGAATGCAGACTTGCGGCCGCTATTGCTCTTAAGCTTACAGGCGGAACAGATAAATACCAGATGCTTTATAACGAAGCTGCAATCATTGCAAACAACGCAATGAAGAAAAGCGCCGAACAGGCAAGAAACAAAAGCCACGGAAACGAATGGTGGACCAAACAGCTTGGAATGGAATAAGGAGAAGATATGCTTATTACTAATTTTGCAAGCGGCGAACTTTCAGAAACATTAAACGGACGCATAGACTTGCGCCAGTATTACCAGGGCGCAGCTCTTATACAGAACTTTGAAATTATACCTACAGGTGGAATAAAGCGAAGGCCTGGAACAAGGCGACTTGCACAGCTGGACGGAGACAGCCGCATTATTCCGTTTATCGTAAACAAAAATGCAGTTTATGTTTTGCAGCTTATTCCTAATGCAAACTATGATCCGCTTGATCCGACAAGCATTGCAAGTTATATAAAGGTGTGGAAAAAAGGAGTTGGTGGAGCTTACAGCGTAGTACAGACACTTAATGCTTCCTACACTTCTCTTGCAGAGATAAAAGAAATACAGTATGCGCAGAACTATGACACAATGGTTTTTGTGCACAGAAACTATAAACCTATGGTACTTTCAGTTACAGCACAGGGAGTTTTTTCTGCAAACGACATAGTTTTTGATTTTGTGCCGGATGTTGAACTTGATGATGATTTTGATTATGTTATGGTTGTCGCCGGTAATATATTTCCATCTAAAGAAGTCACCACAGACGGACACGGACGCTTTACTTACAAGCGCCTTATAGAAGGAGTTGCTACAGACTACACACAAGACTTTACTCCAGGCATCACAGATTTTTACTGCATTGTAAAAGGCAAGTTATATCATTATGAAAATTCATCATGGGTAGTTTACGGAACAGATCCGCAGATAGATGAAGGACTTTTTACAGAAAGCCCAAACTTCCCAGGTTGTGTTGCATTTTTCAATAACAGATTATTTTTTGCAAGTACATTAAAAGAAATACAGAAGGTATGGGGAAGCGCCGCGCCGGATAATTACGGAGTGCGCTATAATGATTTTTGTACTTACAAAAAGTATGTTACAGTAAACAAGGTTGTAAAGAATGCAGACTTGCATATTTTTACTTGTACCATCGTAAAGACAAATATTGACACAGTAAATCACAGAACGACATTAACAAATGTTACACAGGATTTTACTGTTGATGGAGCTTTGGAAAAACCTATTGCAGATTATTTTGTGTCATCCAACATACTTCCGGCAGGTGTAAAGGTTTATGCAGTTACATCTAACACAATTACAATAGACACAGATTCCTTAAGTTTATCCTGGGGAGACGAAGAAACAGAAAAAGATAATCTTGTAATGAGCATCCAGTTATGGCGCAATGCGGACAATGTTGCTGCAGAAGATTACGAATACATGGTAGTTGCAAACAATATAACTACGGCAGACTGCAGCTTGTTTTTTGAAGTTGCCAGCGACGAAAACGACGCAATTATGTTTTTGAGCTCTAACCGTTTCTTAGCTATAGGAACAGAAAGCTCTATATGGAGCGTAGATCCTGGCATAAGTGCGTTGAGTATAAACGCTGTTATGCAGGGCCGGTATGGAAGCGACGAAATACAGGGAATGGCAGTAGAGACCGCTACGGTTTATTTTGCGCAGGGCTGTAAAGGAATACGCGAATTTTACTACAACGGACAAAGTCAGGCATTCCAGACAAACAATATTGCAATCCTTGCGGACCACATGTTGCGCGAAAGTAAGGCAGTTGATTTTGATTACATGACTAATCCTTATTCAAGACTTCTTATTGTGCGACAAGACGAACAGGTTGTGCAGATGCTTTATGACAAGACAAACGGAATTATGGCATGGAGCCGAATTATTACCGCCGGTGTTGGTGTAAAAAATATTGCAGTAACACGCGGAGACGATGAAAATGACCTTATTTTTATGGTAACAAAAGGTGGTGATAATTATTATCTTGAACTGTTAGACCTGGAAAGTAATCCACTTTCATACAGTGTTGTCTATCTTGACAGCTGGAGCAGGTATGATCCGGATGCAGAAAATCCTACAGCCGGTTACGATACTTTAACAGCTGTTCTTTATAATTTTGATACAGGTGAAACTTGCCCGGCTAATAATATTCCACAAGGTTTTATAGGTGAGCATGATATTGTTTATATTGGTTATCAATATACAAGCTTTATAAAAAGTATGCCGGTTGTAAACAACGACACAAGCGGAAAAAGACGCATAGTTGCATTGCAGGTGCGCTTCCTTAATTCTTATTTACCGGTATATGGATTTTTGGAAATGGATCCGCAGCATTTTACAACAGTAACAGATTTACCTTATACAGGAGTTGCAAGAGCAAACTTTCCTGGAGTTTCAGATCGTGATGTTTATTTTGTGCTTTCAGCATGGGAGCCTAAGCCAGTTAATATATTAAGCGTAGACGCTATTACGTCATAGGAGGAATGATGGACCCATTAACAATAGGTTTAATTGTTGCAGGTATAGGAGCTCTTGGTGGTTTATTAAGTGGTATAGATGATTCTAACAGGAAAAGAAAGGCCGCCCAAGCTCAGAAAGATTATCTTGCAGAAGATTATAGATTACAAGAAGAAAACTTAGATAAAGATTTTGCAGAAGCTCAAAAACAGGCAAATCGGAATGCAGACAAAGCAAACTTACAAGCAGACCTTATTGACCAGGCACAGGATATTGCCGAAACTACACTTTCTAATGATATAAACACTGCAATAGATAATCTTTATTTATCCGGTGCAAGTGATACTTACGAATGGAATCAGCAGGCAATGGCAGCCGGACAGAGTGAAGGAGCTTCTTATGCACAGCTTGCATCCAGCGGAGTAAGGGCCGGATCCAGCTTGAGTGATGCAGTAGAAATGCAGAGCGCAACGAATTCAGCTTTATTGCAATTTTCACAGGATGCAAAACGAAGAAGCGACAACAATAATCTTGGAAATGTATTAAATCAGCTGGCCGGAAACGAGTTTAACATTATGGAAAACAGAATAGGTGCAGACCAGACAAGGCAGGATGCACTGGATCTTGTAAACTCTTATCTTGAAGGCGGATATAACTACAATATCTATCAGAATCAGAAAGACCGGCTTAAGAACACAAGAAATTATAATCTTAATCAGCTGCAGACAGAAATTGCCGATAACACATTCTGGAAAGGTGGAAACGGTAATGCCTGGCTTAAGCTTGGCACTGGTATTCTTACAGGAGGAGCTTCCGGCTTCTCAACAGGTTACGATATTGCAAATACAATAAACGATGCCGGTGGATATAATCCTAATAAAAAAACTAAAGGTGGAAAAGCATCTACCGGAACAGCTGCTAGTTAAGGAGTAATAATATGTCAGAAATTGCAAACTTTACACAAGCTCTATTTGGAGCTGCAAATACAGCAAGCAAGGTAGTAAGTGATTACACAACAAGCCAGGCAAAGCTTAGTACACAAAGCAAACAGATAAAACTCCAGCAGGATATAAATAACGAGCTTTTAAAGATCCAGCAGTCCAGCTCTTACGAGACCTGGCAGGATGACATGAACGGATTTTTTGAGCGCGTGAAGAACGGAATGAGTGACAAAAACTCACAGTATTATTGTGAGAATAATCTGCAGGCCCAGATGTTTGAATCTATTTTGCAGGAAAATCAGGTAGGAGTAACACAGAAAGTAGACCAGCTTGTACTTGGCCGACAGAAAGATAAAGCTATTGTAGACTACACAAACAATCTTACTCTACTTTCACAGCAGTATTCAGGACAGGATTATATAAACAAAGCAAACGAAGGCGCAAAGCTTCTTTATGATTGCGGTTACATTGACGAAAGCCAGTACCAGAAGCAGCTTGATAATAACTACACTACTGCATATTCAGACATGTACGTAAACACTTTTAATGAAAGCTTAAAGGACGGACTTGCACAGAACAAGAGTTTTGATGCACTTTATGCCGATATGCAGAAGAATATGCCGGAAATGATGGCAACAGATACAGCCGGACTTCCAAAAGCTTTTGATAAAGAAGCGCTTGATAAGTCAATTAAAAAGGTATTGCAGCAAAACTATAATGCTGCATTAAGTGACATTCAACAAGGTAACGCAAACAGACTTTCCGAAATTGTACAGCAGATGCGCCAGACAAACACAGAAGAAGGAAAGCTTGCAGTTGCAAGACGCGGACAATCTACAATGAACGGAATGCTTGGATTACAGCTTAGTGAAACAGACCGTTTGCAATATTCTGCTATTTTTGAACTTGCACTTGGAGGCGGATTAAAAGGAAGCGGATCTGGAAGCGGAGTAAAGAAAAGTGATTTTGATAAATTCGAGGACCTTATTAAAGCAAACGGTGATGTTGCAGTACAAGTATTGATTGATAATCCAGAATTATCAGGTTACGAAGCAGCTCAATTAGTAAGCGACAATACAGTAAATGAATGGTTTACCGGTAATTACCAGGAAAACTACGACAAAGATTATACAGAGCGTGTAAAAACTTATGAGACAGTTTACAAAGGTGCTGTATCACAAGAAACAGTTACAGACGCACTTGTAAAAAGAATGGTTGCTAAATATCCAGAAGTACAGGCGCTTGTTGGAACAGACGGAAAGTTTACAAATCTTATTAATGATATGAAAAAGAATCCGAAAAACTACGGAACTGCAACAGCAAGCGACTTATCGCGCTTTATGCTTGATACAATCCTCGAAAGCAACGCCAACACAACAGGCGAAGAAATTATGCAGAAGTTTAATAAGCATATAAATGACTGTTATGTAGAAAGTTGCAAATACATGGAACTCAATAAAAAAGGTGAACTTGTTAAAACTTATGATGCAACAAATGCAAAAGACATTGCCAGCGCCGCACAACTCTTACACCAGAAAGACATGGTTTACACTTATAACGGCGAAGAATACTGGGCCGGACAAAGCAAAGAAGCCCTTGAAGCAAAAGGCGGCTTAGTTGATGTAATGAAGAATGCTGTTGCAGGAACTATCGGCGCAGACGCATCCGGCCTTGACTTCTACTATCAGAAAACTAAAGACGACATGACAAGCGTACCTATTATCACTTACCAGGGAAATGCTTACGAAGTTAATGCTACAGAGGATGGAAAAGGCTTTACAGTTACAAATCTTACTACCGGTGAAGTTATGGACGGAGTTATTCCAGATAAAGCCGGCGAAAGAAAGGATGCTAAAAAGCAGGCCGCTGCAGCTGTCAAAACCGCAAGTCAGGATATTGCTACACAGAAAAGAGAACGCGAGCAGAAGCTCCAGACAGCTCTTACAAACACAACAACAACACCAAAGGCCGTTGATATTGCAAACGTTATTCCGGCAGAAGAAAAAGCCTGGAAATGGGAAAGCAGTACACCAGAAGCACGCCGCGAAATACTTAGTATGGCAAATAATAAAATTAATGATGATGCAAATAAAGTTACTAATACTCTTGAAGGAAAGGCAAAAAAGAAAAATCAAATGTCAAAGGCAGACTTTAAGAACAAGTATGGCATTGATTACGACGACTGGATTAAGAGTAATGAGGAACATTATCGCTATGATCTTATTTTGAATGCTAAATAATTCTGCTTGTTTATGACCTAAAAGCTATTCACAATATAAAATCTGATATAAGGAGTTATAACTTATGTCAGATTTTTTTATTCCTACACAGAACAATAACGATTACTGGACTAAGAAACAGCAGGAAACACAGACTACTCTACCACAACAGAACACTCAAAATGACTACTGGGGCCAGCGTACACAGGCCGTACAACAGCAGAAAGAAGAACGACTTGCAAATTATAACCGCTATGGCGTAGATGTACCAGACGAATACTACGAGCAATTCAATAAAATAATTTCACAAACAGAAAATCCACAGCAGGCGCAGGAAGAAGCTTACAGAATCGGAAGCGCTATTAAATATTCACAGATGTATGGAATGCCTCTTGAAGAAGCTTACAGCAAAGTAGATGCACTTAACGAGGCTAATTTTACAGACTTGCAGGACCAGAAAGGACGTTTTGAAGCTTTAAGCGATATGTTTTCTCTTGGAAACAATAACGTAAAGCTTGGCCAGTTAGGACAGCAGCTTATGACTGCAAACGCTACCGGCGACACAGAACTTGCTCAAAACCTTATGGCGCAGATAGATGCAATTAATCAACAGAATAATTTATTGCAGGATAACACTCCACGCTCATGGGTTATGGAAGCGCTGGAAGCTGGAGCACAGAGCTTACCGTTTACAGGTTATGTTGCGGCCGCTGGTATTTTTGGAAACTTTATTGCGCCGGCAGCAGGTACAGGAGCCGCTTTTGCTGCATCCTCTTATTTATCTGCAGGACAAGAATATCTTGATATGCTTGCAAACGGATCCAATCACAAGACTGCATCTATTGTCGCTAACGTGAGCGGCGCTATTCAGGGCCTTATTGAAGCAGACCTTGGTATTACAAATGGCATTTTGAAAAGTACAGCTAGTCTTATGGGAAAGGAAGCAGCCGAAAAAGCCGCAAAGGTAACGCTTGAAGAAATTGGCAAAAAGGTTGCAAAGCGCTTCCATTTTGGAGCTGGCAAGAAGGTGCTTGTAAACTATCTTGAACAGTACGGTAAGAATGTACTTGGTGAAGGTGTAGAAGAATTCTTGCAGGAAATTACATCCATTGTAGGACAAGAAGTTGCAGCAAGCCTTGATGGTTATGATATTCCAGATGATGATTTTAATAGTATTGTTAATCGAACTACAGAAGCATTTAAAGGTGGTGTACTTGGTGCTTTAGCACTTGGTTTAGTTTTACCAGTTAAAAATCCAGTTGCAGATGTAAAATCATACAAGTTTATAAAAGATACTGCAGATGCTTATGAATCCGGCGAAATGTTTAAGGAAGCTGTAAAGGAAAGTCCGGTTTTTGAAGGAATGAGCGACGAGCAGAAAGCTGATGTTATTCAGGAAATATGGGAAAAAGCACAGGCTAACAAGGAAACAGAAGCCAGCCAAAACGCTGTAGATATTGCCGAAGTACAGGATGCAGCACGCGGAGCCGAAGAAAGACAGATTACTACAGACGAAGAAGGAAACGAAATAGAAGCAGAGCCGGAAGCAGTTGCACGTGAAGAAAGCGGCAAGCTTATGTATTCTGATGATGAAAACATAAACGATGATGGAACTGTATCAGGTACCTTCCGCGCTGGTGATAAGACTAAAGAGGATAATAACCGCTACGGATATATCAAATACACTGCAGACGAAGATAACAAAACTGTTACCATTGATGACTTTAAAATGGCAAAGGGCCGCGAAGGATTGCGGGGCGAAGTTTACGACGAATTTGCGCAGAAGTATGCAGGTTATGATATTCAATGGAATGCAGCAGGAAGCGAGGCAATTCAGTTTAAAGAAAACCTTATACAGAGTAATCCATCCGGTGCTGTAAAAGGCTTGAACTATTATGCAGATCAGAACGCAGTTGCAGATGCAGGAACACGCGCAAAGGTTGCTGCAGAAGTCAAAAAGAATATTCACAACGTAACAAGAAGCGTAGATGCAAACGGCAATGTTACATATTCACGCACAGAACTTTCAAACAAACAGGTTGCCAGCGCAGTTGCACTCTTGGAAGCTGCTGCAAAGCGTACCGGTATGAACTTGACCGAATACGTGAATAAGACTTTTGGAAATCAGATTTTTGGAAGCCAGGAAGATTTTGCAAACACAGCCGCCGCACAAGGCGACACAGCTACAGGAAAAGCAGGCGGAGTAAATCAGGGAGTTGCACAAAAAGGCTGGCAGCAATACGGCCAGCAGATTAAGGCAGTTATCTATGCCGGTGAAAATGCAGACTTCTCTACCTGGGCCCATGAGCTTGCACACGTATTCCAAAATCAGCTTGACGGAGAATTGAAAGCACAGGCCGAAAAAGCTTTTGGTGTAGTAAACGGAGACTGGATCAATTCAAAATACACTTTCAAAGACGGACACGTAGACAGCGCTGCAGAAGCTTTTGCTTATGGTTTTCAGGACTGGCTTAAGACCGGACAGGCCGAAAGCGAAGAAATGAAAAACATATTTCAGAAGTTTGCAGAGTTTATTGTTAGAGCATTCAATTCTCTTAAGGATTTTATCAATCTTACTCCAGAGATTAAGGATGTTTACAATCAGCTTTTGAGCGGAGACGACAGTTTACTTAAAGCTGCAGAACAGGCTGTAGAAGCAGAGGACAAACGCTACCGCGCACAGATGAAACAAAACGCACGCAATGCGGAAAACGAAAGAAAAGCGCAGGCAGAACAGGAAAAGAAGCAGGCAGAAGCAGAGCGCGAAGAAGCCAGCGAAACTACAGACTTTACAGAAGAAACAGCAGAAATAACACCAGAACAGGCAGAAGCACAGTTGCAGGAGGCAACAAATGAAACTACAGAAAGCACTAACGCTATTGATAATGCGCTTGAGGATTCTAACCTTACTGATGCACAGAAAACTCAAATCGCTGATGTTTTAAAAGATCCGGACACAACAGTTGTCGAAAAGGCAGAGGCATCCACAGAGGCCGCTTCCAGCGCTTATGTATTCAAGACTCTTGGTGAATATCTTGATTTTAAGAAATCACTTAAAGACGAATACATGAATGATTATGAAGAAATTGCAAGACAATACACAGGCGAAGAGCGGGATCAGAAAGCAGAAGAATTGCGCAAGAACTTTGAAGAAAATCTAAACAAGATTAATGCCGAAATTGCACAATATGAGCTTATGAAGGAACAGCAGGAGCAAGAAGCACAAGATACACCGTTTGACCTATTCCAAACAGAACAGGGCCAGCAGTTGTTATTCCAGCTTGCCGGAGAAAAGAGCATCCAGCGTATGGCAGAAAGTGAGGAAAAGGAACGCATCCTTGCGGACCTGGATGCTGCAAAGCTTTTGAATGACCGTTATAAGAGTATGGATGCAGAGGCTAAGGCATCCAGAATACGCCGTATGACCGGCTGGGAAAAGGACGCTACAGGCCGTTGGAAGTATGAAACAGACGACAGCGTAAACAGAATCAAGACAGAAGTATTCAAAAACAATCCGGAACTTTTTACGGACCAGAGCGCTGCAACACTTATGAACTTGTCAGATATCCTTGAAGCTCCAGAGCTTTATAAGGTATTCCCATATATGAAGAACGTGCGCGTAAGCTTTTATTCAGATCCTAATGCCTTCCGCGCTGTACTTACTCCACAGGGAATTAAAGTAAATACAAGATATCTGCAGGGAATGGACGGAGAGAAAGGCCTTAAAGGTGTACTTGCACACGAAATACAGCACGTTATCCAGGCAATGGAATATGCAGAAAGCACCGGCTTGCAAGGCCAGGATATTGAACAGCTTTACAATGATATGATGGACGCAATGCAGGCAGCCGGCGAAAGAAAATATGACTACGATCTTACTTCTTTACAGCAGGGCCTTGATGCTTACATGAAAGACGAAGGCGAAATTGAAGCACGTAATGTTGCCCGCCGTGTACTTATGAATGCGGACCAGAGACGCATGAATACTCTTGCCAGCACGGAAGATGTAAAAAGACAGACACAGCTTTTGTATCAGATTATTGGTGAAATTGGTGCACAGAATCTTGATAACAGCGAGGACGTAGAAGAAGGTTTAACACGCTTGGAAAATCTTGCTATTGCAAAGCAGATGGAAGCAGATAAGAAAACAGCTAAAAATATCAGGCTTGCTACAAGTTGGGAAAAAGGTACAGACGGAAAATGGAAATATGAAATTCCAGACGGTGAGCTTGTTTTACCTACAGAAGGAAAAGAAGTAAACAGCGAAGGAAAGTTTGTACCTAAAAAACAAAGAGAAGGCTATTTAAAAGAATACTTAAAGAGCGATGAATTATACAAAGCTTATCCAGATTTAGAATATGCCTGGGTGCGTTTTGTACCTCTTGATGTTACAGGACGAGCTTATTATGCAAATGGTGATAAGATTGATTTAAATATCAATCTTTTAGAATACAATAACGAAGCCGAAATAAAAAGCACTATTCTGCATGAAGTACAGCATCTTATCCAAAGGATAGAAGATTTTGCAAAAGGCGGAAGTGAAGATACTGTAAGACAAAAAGCAAATGATACTATTCATTATTCAATGGCAGATAAGCAGAAATCTAACTGGTTTCCTTATTACATACGAGAAGTAAGTGCCGCAGATTTTGCTTTAGAAAAACATCGTATACAGAAAAATCCGGAACTTATTAAAAAGACAGGTTATTGGCAGGCGCATTCATGGGCCGTACCAAAGAAAGGTACTAAGGAATATACAGATTATTTATATGATCGTATAAATGGCTGGATGAAGGAAACAGAGGACGCTATTGTACGTAATGATGGATATGGTGAAGTATTAAAAGATTATTATAAAAAATCAGACGAAGAGCTTAAAAAGATAAAAGCACGTAATAAATATCAAGCAGAAAAATACAGAGACTTGTATTATAAGATTAATAATCTTGAATCTAAGCGGAAAGAATACGAGCAGTTATCAAATTATGAATTGTATAACAGACTTGCTGGAGAAGTTGAAAGCAGAAACGTTGAAACACGCATGAACTTTACTCCAGAAGAGCGCCTTAATACTTTGCTCACAGCCACCGAAGATGTTGCTCCACAGGATAAGATTATTTTATTCCAGGCAGCATACCACGGAAGCGGCGCGGATTTTGATAAGTTTGATACAGAGCACTTTGGACTTTCAGGCGAAGGCAGCATGAGTTTTGGTTATGGTACTTATGTAACAGATAATGAAGAAATAGCTAAAGATTATGCGACAAGACAAGTGAATAAATATTTCCCAAGTGATAATACTGATTTTAGTTATAATACTTTACGAAAAAATGTAATACAAACAATCCAAAGAGAAAAAGAAATAATAGGTTTTGAAAAGGCTATAGAAGAACGCAAGGAAATATTGCGTAAACAAGCCGATGAATCAAATGTAATTACTACTGATAAGCAAAAAGAAAATGCTAAAAAATTACTTGAAGAATTAGAAAACATCACAGAAAAGGATTTACAAACACGGAATCTTTATACTGTAGAAATACCAGATGATGGTTATTTAGACTGGGATAAGAATGTTACTCAGGAACAGCTTAATCGCATTGCAAATTATTATGCAGATTTTATGGTTGAAGCAATGAGTAAAGGAGATTTTGCGGAAGAATGGGTTAACTATACGCCGGAACAAAAAGAAGCATTTTATAATCGGCAGAAGGAAGAAATACAAAATAAAAACAATGAAGATTATACAGGCGGAGATCTTTATTACAGTATTTATCATTCAATGCCAAGAACATTATATCCTAATGTGAATGAAGCTAAAAAAGCTGCTAGTAAGTTGTTATTAGATGCAGGTTATGCCGGAATCAAATACCCAGCCGGCACCATCCACGGCAACGGAAACGGCGCCTATAACTATGTTATATTCAACGACGACGACGCAAAAATTATTGACCACTTGTTATTCCAGACACAGGCAGAACTGCAGGACGAGGCAAAAAGTTTTGATAACTGGCAGGAGTTTATGGAATATTGCGAAGTTATGCACAGCATGGATGATGTATCGCCTATTCCATCGGATGCAGATGCGCAATGGTATCAGAGCTTCTGGGAAACATCACATGGCCTTGAGACAGAAGAAGCAAAGAATGAACAGGCAATGAAGGAACGCGTAAAGGCAGACGGTACAGTACCAGGCGCTGTAGATGCTTATTTTGTAACTATGCTTAATTCAGATCCTACAATGCTTGATAACTTCTTACAGGCTGTTGCAGATATTGATGCTATTGATTTTGACAGCGACGAATGGCGCAATGCTGCAGATGAAAGCGATGCAGCAGAACGTGAACGCATCGACCAGCTTAAGGATTTTATATCTATTACCTTATCTGATTATAACTGGCAGACTGCTATTAAGCGTATTCAGGGAGGCCACGAAATTGCGGAAGGATTACGCAAGAGACTTCTGGGAGAAATGACAGACAGTTATAAGACTAGAGACTTCCGTTCTCTCTATTCTGCTGTTATAGGTGATGAGCAATATGCAGTAGATGAGAAAGACAGTATCGCTTCCCAGCTTAATGAACGCTTGAGCAAATACCAGAAGCGCTACTACGATATCCTTAAACCTAATGAGGATATTGCAAGAGTGAGCCCAGAACGTCGCAAGCGTATAGCAGAGGCAATGAACAATGCAGATATTGCTGCAAAGATAAGAAGCGGAAAACTTAAGCTTGATGATGAACTTGATGCTTACATTAAGAGCCTTGAAAAGCAGGAAAAGGATTTACAGAATCAGTTAAACGAGCTGGAAAAGGAAACACAGAACGACTATCAGAGGCTTGCAGATGCAGAGCGCAGAAAGCTTTTGAAGCTCCATGATGAGCTTTTATTAGCACGCAGCAAGATGACTAAGAACGATGCAGAAATAAACCGCAAGATAAACAAGGGCCTTAAGATTACAGAAAAGTATAAGCGCGATAGTCAGAACTTGAAGGCTAACTATGATGAGTTATTCCGAAAGTTTACGGACCTTAAGAATACCATCCAGATTACAGCCGAAGTACAAGCTGCACTGGACCGTCAGGAAAAGGTTGCGGGGCTTAAAGAGGACTTGAACAATAAGCAGAAAGAAAAGAGTTTGACTGCAGAAGTAAAGAAAATGCGCATCCAGCTGGTAAAGAAAGCAATGAGGCGCGTACCGTTTAACCGCATTGATTACGAAAATGCACGTACTATTATTGCAATTCAGCGTATGCTTGAGCCTAATCTGCTTGGCGGAGTAAACCGCTTTATTGGAATAGATAGTCCATTTTTGCGGGGCGTTATATCGCAAGTTGTTACCGATAACGAGTACAAGGAGAAGCTTCTTAATTATCTCAAGAAGGCAAACAAGAGCAGCCAGGCTTTTGTTGATTTTGTAAAGAAACTTGAGGACCTTAAGACAATTAAGGATTTTGACAGCTGGACTGCAAAGGAACGTAAGTATGCAATCAAACACCTTCCTAAAGAAAACTGGATAAGAGACTTAAATCTTACAGAGCTTGCAAAGGAACGTGAAGAAAGCATTGACTTGGATATAGACACAAAGGAAAAGCAGACACCTAAGATAGATCCAAAGACCGGCCGTGTTATGACTAACAAAGATGGTGATGTTATCTACGAAACTACTTTTGTATTGGATGCAAGCGACGAGCTTAAGAAGCTTGTGCAGGATGCAGTTGGTGCAGATACATTCAACATGATTGAAAATGTACCGTTTGCAGAATGGACCACAGAGGATCTTGAGCGACTTGCACAGAGAATTGACGAGCTTTATACCGAAGGCCGCGATATGCTTGCAGCGAAGCAGGAAGCACGCAGACGCGAAAACGATGCTATCCGTAAGCGCATTGAAGATGCTATTAAGGAAACCGGAATCACAATAAACGATGACGACACTCCGGAAGAGAAAGCAGCAAAGCAGGAAAAGATAAACAAGATACTTGGATTAAACAAGGGCCTTAAAGGAACAGAAGCCGGAAAGGATAAAGGAATTCTTGCAAAGTTTGATAGACTTATTCACGGCTATGCAGATGCAAATGTTTTACGTGTAGGACGCATCCTTGATAATCAGAGCGAAGGTGTAAACGTTCAGATGCTTTACAGACGCGAAGATGACTGCTTTAATGCAAAAACCAGAAGCATTATGGCACGCGGCGAGACTGTAAAGAAAGTTATGGCCGACAACAAAATTACCGAAGAAGGACTTGCACAGACAGTTACAGTGCCAGCACTTGGCACAGAGTTTACAGTAGACGAACTGCTTTACTTCCTGGCAGCTGATGAAGATTACGAGATTGACGAAACAAAGGCAGTCACAGCAGTAGATCCTCTTGATATGAACGATGACTATGCAGCAACAAGCCGTAACGCAGTTATGTTTGGTAACATGATGAGCGACACAATGAGCCAGGAACAAAAAGAAGCATGGGTTGCACAAGACAAAGCAATGGAAGAAGCTTATGCAAACGACCAGCTTACTGCAGAACAAAAGCAGCTTGATGCAATCGGAATGTTAGACAAGCATCCTGGTACTACTGCTTATATCAAAGAATGTCACTACAGATGGGGTGCCGCACTTGCAGCCGCAAACGACTTCCTCGCACAGCATCCGGAATACAAGGCACTTATGGAAGCAATACAGGCAGATTATGCAGGCCAGTACGAGCGCATGAACGAAGTATCTATAAACGAGTTTAATCAGCCGGTACACAGAGTAAAGGCTTATGTACCACTTGTACGTCGCGAAAGCAATGGTGACACAAATGTAAATCAGGTAAAAGAAGATTTACTTGGAGCTTATGGAGCAGATGCAGGTAAGCAATGGGTAAACAAAGGAATGACAAAGCGCCGTGTACAGATGAATCCATTGCACCAGAAGCCGGTACAGACAGGTTTATTCCGTACCTGGGGAGACAGCATAGAACGCACAGAGCACTTTATTGCTTATGCTCCATACGTGCGCCAGCTTAATGCAGTTTACAAATCACGCGATGCAGCTTACACCAGACGCTTTATAGAATCACGTTACGGAAAAGGAATGCTTGAGTATATCGACAGCTATATAAACGAAGTTGCAAATCCTAATGCAAACAAGATCCGCGAAAAAGGCGCAGAGTTTTTACACATATTGCGCGGTAAGACAGCACCGGCTTATCTTGGATGGAAATTCAGCGCTATTGTAAAACAAGGATTAACAAGCCCTTGGCCATATATGCAGTTTGTAAATCCGGCAGAATACATGGCAGCTTGTTTCAAATGTATAAACGGCGGATATGATGCAATCAAACAGAAGTCCGCTTATATGGCCAGCCGTGTAATGGATCCTATAAACGAGCTTGTAGATGAAATGGCAGATCAGGCAAAAGGAAAAGTTGATAGAGCCTGGAGCAATTTTGCAAAGAAAGGTATGGCAGGCCTTGAATGGATAGACTGGACTTGTGTTGCACCTGGTTGGCTTGCTTGTTACCAGAAGGAATACAACAGACTTGAGGCCCAGAGCGAAGCTGCTTATCAGATTAAAAAGGCAGAACTTACAGAAAAGAACATGACAGCCGACATAAGCACAGGCGAATGGATGAGCGCAGAACAGATTGAAGCACAGGCACGCAAAGAACTTGAGGCAGATATCGAGACAGCCGCAGTGCGCTATGCAGACGATTGCACAAGACAGTGCCAGCCATCAAGCCGTGCAACAGATCTTGCTCCATTATTCAAAAACTCAAGTGAAGCCATGAAAGCATTTTTGCAATTCCAGACTTCTCTAAACGTTATCTGGCAGAATATACGCTACGATATTCCTTATGCAATCCGTCAGAAGCAGTTTAAGAGAATTGCCGGAACTGTATGCGGATATGTTTTTGCCGGCATCTTTATGAACAGCGTTATGAGCGGAATAAAAGGCGACGATGACGACGACGAAACACAGGCATTGCGTAATCTTATTTACTACTCTACAACACAGTTTACAGATGCTATTCCTATGATAGGAAGTGACATAACAAACGCTATGGACCAGATTATCACAGGCAAGCGCGGATTTATGAACAGCGGAACAGATATGACACCATCTGCAACAAAAATGATGAGCGCACTCCAGAAAGCAACACAAGGCGACTGGAAGAAAGCTGCAACATTGACAAGTGAAGGAATAGGATTGTATCTTGGTGCTCCGGTAAGCGGAATAAAGGAAATCAACAAGTTACTTGGAAAGCCGCTTGACGAAGGCGACATTGATTTATTGCGGGGCCTTGGTGATGTTTACGGCATTGCCGGAGATTTTATTGAGGAATAAGGAGCGTAGAAAATATGACATTAAAAGAGCGTAATTATGCAGGCGATCATGTAGTTGTTGGAAGCCTTGAAGTGCTAGGAAGCGTAAAAGGCGGAAACATCACAGAAATAAAGCGCAACATTGCACTTATTCAACAACAGACTGAATTCATGGGCCGGCAGCAGAATGAATACTGGGCCGAACTTTCCAGCGACGGAGTAATTACACCGATAGAAAAGCAGCAGCTTCTTAAAGAAATCCGTCAGATACAGCAGAGCCAGGCAGCAATTATTATTCAGGCGCGATCTGTAGGACAGGAAGAATCACAATACGTTCAGGATTATCTTACAGTTTACGACGACTTGTATACTTATCTTTACAACACGCTTAAGCTTTTTGATAACATGGAACAAAACACAGATATCAAGGATCGCAATACATTCAATAACAAGTTTACTGCTTATTATTACGATGAAAGTTTTGTACTTATTGCGCTTACAAAAGGTATTATGAGCAGCTTGAATATCCGTGTATTAACAAGCTTGCTGGAAGAAGGAGAAGAAGGCGAAGTTGCAATTTATCGCGGAGGATTATATCAGTATGTAAACGGAGCCTGGAAGAATGTCAGTACAGGAAACTATAAAGGAGCCTTGACTGCACTTCCTACTGCAGAGCAGGATGCTTTCTTTTTAGCTGCAGATGACTTCTTAATCACCGATATTCTTTATGTAAACGACGAGCCGCTTTATGTAAACAATGAAGAGCTTGGAGTTATGCGCTTATACCGAAAAGGTTATATTTATTATTGTCACGATAATTTATGGTACGAAGAAACAGATAAAACAAACTACATGTATGTTGCAGCTTTTGCCGATGTTTTGAATATTACCGGTGAGCTTCCACAGATATTCCAGGATGCGCTGGATGACTTGCAGGACCAGATAGACGATCTGGGAGACGATATTGACGGCCTTGAAAACACCTTATATCAGAGAGCTCCACGCTACAGAGGCGCACAGGCTACAGATCCGACAAGTCCGGTGGAAGGCGACTATTTTGTTTACACCGGTGCTACAACAGCTTACCGCAAGAATTCCGATATTTACAAATACACAAGCGGAGCCTGGACCGAACTTGATCCGCAGCAAAGCCAGAATAGCATATATTATATGAATGCACTTGAAGATATTTTGAGCTTGAACAATGCAGATAACGGATATTTTGGAGCGATATTTGCGCAAATGCTTATTGCAAGTGATGCGTTTATGGATGCGCTTACAACAAAGACGATTAATTTATTGACTAACGGATATATTAAAAGTAATAACTACGATTCAAACAATCCGGAAAGCGCCGGCTTTCGTATTGGTTATGATGGTAATGCAGATTTTAATGGTAATACTCATATTGCCGGAAAGGTTGCTATTGGCGTGCCATTGCGTGGGAATTCAAACTTTGATGATTATGATGTAGTCATTGGAGGTAATACTTTAATAAACGGAGTTATGAAAGCCGTAAGATTTGAGATTGTAGGTGTACAAGCTGGCGATGTAGTACAGAGGGAATATAACGATATTTTTGATGTAGCTAATACGCAAAGTTTATATAATATAACTACTATAACGCGTGGGACAATGAGGATCAAAATATCTTATAATGTTACCGAACTAGGAGGACAGGGATATCAAAGTCCATATATTCAAATAGGTAATGATAAGACTGTATTTACACAAACAGGATCCGGAACTTTAGTAAAAGATATTAGTTTTACAGAATATCAAAATATAAGAATAATTATATCAGATATAGACGAGCCTATATTAGGCGGAGGATATATAAAAGTTTCAAGCATAAAATTATGTCTTAGTGAAGATGATTCTATTTTTAAAGCTTTTACACAATTTATATTAATTAACTCTTATGAAATGAGAGGAAGATAATAAACTAATCTTTTATTCTCAATTCAAGAGGCATAGCTGTACCATGATTTTTTGTTTTTATTTTTATGTTAGAAGTACCAGTTTTTAGAGGCTTGAATGTGATTACAGAATTATCAGATGAAATTAACAGTAAAGTATCATCATCATATTCTAATGAAGTTATAGTTATTTGCTCATTACATTCAGGTATTAAGAAATATCGCAATTCAATATTTTTAGAAGCATCCACGTTTACATAATAATCTTGTATTAATCTATCATAATATGGATTTAATAAGATATCATCTTGATAAACTTGTGCAGCGATCCAATAATCTTTTTTTAAAAGGCTGCAGGAAGAGAAACATAAAACTAATAACAATGCAAACAAAAATCTTTTCATGGCTACATTCTAACACAAGATGCAAAAATATCAATCATTTTTATTTTGAGCTCTATATTCCTCACGCATTTTTTCAAGCTTGGCGTCTATTTCCGCATCGCGTTCAGCTTGCCGCACTAATTCCTCATATTCTGCTTTACGCTTGGCTTCCATCATTTTATAATGAGCTTCTACTTTTTTATCAGTCCTTCTTATTTCCCAATCTGCAATAAGCCACAATATTGGTCCTATAACGAAGATTAAAACTAACAACCATATAATCAGTTTAAGCATAGAAACACCTCACAATATTATCGGCAGGTTTATTATTTTTCTGTTGTTTATGACCTGGAGCGATAACGCGAGTTATACTTATGCTACATGGAGGAAATGAAATGATTACAATTCCACAGTTATCCGAAGTACAGGATATTGGCGACACAGATGTAGTTATGATTACTCATTCAGACGGAACAAGCAAGAAGATCGCCGGCCAGAATATTTTGAGCGCAGGAACAAACACCGTTATGGCCACAAGCACTTCAATTACAGGACCAGCTCTTAAGACCGGCATGGGAATAAAAGTATTTTTCACAGTTGCTTTGACTGGCAGCAACACTACCACACCGCTGACCTTAACCTACAACGGTGTAAGCAAAACCGTAAAGGTACCAAAAGACGGAGCTCTTGCAGACTTCTGCGCTTTTGAAGTAAGCACCGGTGTATATAAATATTGCCAGGCTTACACCACACTTGAATTAATTTACGACGGCACAAACTTTGTTATTATCGGTAATCCGGTGGTGTTGAGTAGCAGTACATATTTATATTATGCGGATGGAAGTCATGTTGCAGATTCTGTTGCTTCTGGAAATAAGAAAGCAGTAACAAGTCATGCTGTTGCAGATAGAATAAAAAATATATGGAATATTACTGTACAAGCTAATACAGCGACTTTGATACATAAAGATGTGGACACTGCATCTAAAGGTTTTTTCTTTTTAAGAATATGTATATGGGGTAATACTTCAACAGGAGACAATACTCATTGTGCGGAAGTTTTACTAAGAATGAACTTTACGCCTTATAATGGACAAAATTATAGAGATGTAACCCCAGTTGTAATAAAAGGAATATATAGACAAAATGATATAACTAATACATATTTACAAACTTTTGGTATTTCATTTTCATGGGATAGCAGTGGAGTTAAAATACAATCAAGTTATCGTGTATATGTTGAAGTTGATAGTAAGTATGGATATGAATATAAACCATAAAATCTTATAATTATTCTGCAATAAAACAGCAATTAAACTATAATAAATAATAAGAATTATTGCGCATAGCACTTTACAATATCACTATATGATATCGAATATCGTAAAGCTTGCAAAAATTGCATTGCAGGATGTAGACAAAAATAAGGTTATGGCACTGCTGGACTGCATCAATCTTACGACGCAGGAGCGCGAGATTGTGCAGCGCACAGAACTTAATGGCGAGCGCTTAAGTGATATGGCGGACCTATTTGCACTATCTGTTGATGCAGTATCACTTATTAAGCGCAAAGCTTTACGGAAGATCGGCATTTATCTTACGCAAAAATTACAGTAACACTACGGAAATCCTCACTTCCATATTTTCACGCTTGCTTTATTATTAAGCGCAAGAGGTGCGAAACATGGATTATAATTCAATGGCAAATACTTTACTCACCACAATGCTGGGAAACAATCAAAACACAAACAATGCTGTAAAACGCAGTGTAATTACTGTTGCGGGGCTTAATGAGGCGCGAGGGTTTAACTTGAATCCTGGCGAGAGCGTTGTACTCATTGATGCAAACGATGATTACTTTTACATAAAGGAATGCGACGAAATCGGTAAATCTACAACAAAAAGCTTCAAATACGAAGAAGTAGAACTTGACGAAACAACAGGGGCCGTGAGCAAGAAAGAGTTTGATAAGCTTTCCACAGATGTAAAAGATTTAAAGAACATGGTAAAGGAGCTCGCAAATGGCAAGCACAATAATGAAATCGTTGCATAATAAGGCAAATATTGCGGGGCCTTCCAACAATGACGGAGACGACATTTTAAGCCAGTTTATGGGTTTTAAAAAGCGCATCGAGAATTCAGGCCGCGATCCACAGACTATGCTTAATGAGTTGATTGCTTCCGGAAAAATAAATCAGCAACAATTAAACAGGGCTAAAACAATGGCAACATTGTTTGCAAATAAATTTAAATCAGGGCGATGAAGCCCTGGAGGAGTACACCTATGGAAAACAATAGTTTTCTGGAAGGAAACGGCATAATCATTTTGATTTTGTTTTTCCTTATGATGGGCGGCGGTTTTGGCGGCTGGGGCGGTAACAATGCTGCCGTTCAAGGAGCTTTAACAAGAGCCGATGTAACAGATGCTATTACTTTGCAGAATCTTGAAAACGGAATCGGCAATGTAAACAATGGCATGAACATCGGTTTTGCTGGAGTACAGAACAGCCTTTGCACACTTTCAGGCGCAATGGCTAATCAGTGCTGCGACATTAAAGCAACAATCCTCGGCGACGGACAGCTTACTCGTCAGATGATCCAGGATCAGACAATCCAGGATTTACGCGACAAGCTTGCCGATAAGGACCAGCAGATCCTTGTTGCACAGCTTGCAGCTAGTCAGGTTGCACAGACCGCACAGCTTGAAAACTACATCGACACAAAACTTGCAGCAACAACAACACCAGCAGCCTAACATGGAGGCAAACTTATGGATAATAAGAAAATTGCCGGAATGCTTTTGAAGATCCAGATGGATGACTTGAAGGATGCGGACAAGCTTGTAGAATACGCAAGATGTATTGCAGATGAAGGCGATACATCTATTGCTTCTGCATTGTATGCGCGTGCCAAAACAAGACTTAACCAGATGGCAGAAGATAAGCGTACCATTGAATCGGTTATGATGCGAGCAGAACAGGAAGCAGCTGCAAACGGCATACCTATGACAACAGGTGAAATCTATAAAGATATCACTATGGAATGGGTAGATTCCTGGGAAGAAAAGATCCGCAGTAAGATGATGTAGTTAATTAAACCTTAGTGTTTAGGGGAAGCAATGTGCTTCCCTTTTTTTATTAAGGGAAATTAAAGGAAATTAAGGGAAACTTTCCCTATTTTTTTCATAGTTGTTTATGACTTATGCGCTAGTTGTGTTTTATTCTTAAAGCAGGGAGGTTGCCTATGGAGGACCGAAGCGCAAAATACGGGATCCTTATTACAGTTGCAATAACAATTTTGGGATGGGGTGTAACTTTTGGTATATGCCAGAACAAGATTGAAAATAATACGCGTGAGATTGAGAGGCTACAGAATCAGCAGTATTCCACAGTTGATAATATGCAGGTTATTTCAAACCAGCTGGCCGGCTTGAACGCGAAAATGGATTTATTGTTAGACGGTAGGATTATCGTAAAGGAGTAAAAATGCTACATAATCAAATTAGTGACTTAGAGTATTCAGTGCAGGCCAGATTCAGGGAAGCACTGCAGTATATGAATTCATCTGAAAAACTTAAAGAATACGGAGTAGAGAAAGTTATTATTTCAGAAAGTTTAAGAGACCTTCCTACACAAATGGCTTATTTTTCACGCGGAAGAATGGAGCCTCAATTCGTAAAACAATACTATGCAGCCGCAGGCTTATATGACATAAGCGATGCAGAGGCTAAACAAATCGTAACAAATACATTGCGCAGTAATCACATGAGCGGAAGAGCTTGCGATTTTGTACCGGTTAAAGACGGTAAGGCTTGGTGGAATGCTCCATCGGTTGTATGGGAAGTAATGGGAATAATCGGCGAAGAATGCGGCCTGAAATGGGGCGGACGCTGGAAGGACTTACCGGACAGCCCTCATTTTGAAGCATAGGAGATGCTATGGACTTTAATACAATTTTGTCTTATGTAAAAGAGTATATTCCAGGGCCGGTTATTGCAGCAGTGGTTTGTGTAATTATGCTTGTTTATATGAGCAGTTTTATTGCTACATCCATTGAAGATGCAGTAGAAAAAAAGAAAGGCAAACAGATTAAAATATTTGACCACAAGAAAGTATGGCTTAGTTTATTCTGGTGCATCCTTATGACTATTACACTTGCTATTTCAAAGTTTATTGAATGGAAGCAGGTGCCATATTACACATTTATTGTGTTAGGAGCTTCTACATTTTTGTATGAGGCTTTTCTTAAAAAGCTTGGTATGAAAAAGGACGAAGATGCTTAAGAAAATACTTGCAGTGCTGGCCGCAATCGGCGGATTTTTTAGCGCAATTTTTTATGTATTATTCCGCCAGGCGCAGGACCAGAAGAAGCTTGCAGAGAACAGACTGGAACAGGAGCAAGAAAAGCTTGAAACAGCGCAGGCACAAATTGAAGCACAACAGACTATTGCGACAAAAGTTAAAGAACAGGAGCAGCAGAATGAACAGCTTAAAACAGAATCTAAAAAAGGTGATGGGATTAATACTTTTAATGCTGGTATTAACCGGTTGCAAAACGCTGCAAAAAAAGGACAGGAAAGAAACTCCGAAGATACAGGTTGCTGGCATTGAAACAGTTTACTTTCCATCCTTTCCGGATTCGGAAGGTGTAAACATTATTCCGCTGGATGCAGACGGAAATATTGTAACAACAGACGAAGAGCATATTGCAAATGTTTTAATTCCTTACTGGTACTGGAATCTGATTATTGATTATGTTGAAGAAACAGAAACAGCAATTACAGCATTGACTTTTAGATAAAATTATTTATTGCTTTTACCTACAAGGTTAGTATACAATAGAGCTATGTTTAGGTGGATAAAAAATAGAATTAATTTATTAAGAAACGACAAAGACCTTGCAAAGCTTTTATTATGTCACTTGCTGCTTATTGTGTTGCATGTATGCGAATACTACACAACAGATATTCAATACTTCTGGTACCTTAGAGCTGGCGGATGCGCACTTATTTCCTTACTAATTTTTATTACAGGCCGCAATGGACTGGCTTACGGATTATTTATTTACGGATGTACTCTTGTTTACGTAAACAATTTTTATAATTATGCAACAATCTTTTTTGTATACATCGCTTGCGGGGCTAATCCAAAACTCAAAAAGGTTGCTCCCTGGATTTACATTGCAAATGTTGCCATTGCTTTTAAGCTTAAGAATCTTGATATTATTGCATTCTGCATCCACTGTATTTACACAGTTATGTTTGGTATTAAAATCAATTATGTATTTATTCCAAATAAGCCGGAGAAATTAAACCTTACCGAAGATGAAAAGATTATTTTGAATGAGCTTGCAAAAGGTAAGCTGCAGAAACAGATAGAAGGCTACCACCAGAATACTGTAACCAGGCATCTGAAAAACGCAATGGACCGCAATATGTGTAAAACAAAAACGGAGCTTTTGCAGAAATATATTACAACAGTGTCGCAGGATGAAACACCAGAAGATAGTGATTTAAACGTAGACTAATCACAATGCTATTGTGAGTAATCACACAACGGAATTCTTACATAGTTGCCTATAATCAAATATAGGAGATTAAATTATGTGCAGAAAATCACCATCAGTAGTTTATGTTTATAAGAAAATCAGGACCACAAAAAAATCGGTACTGGAAGAACAGCTTAAGGATTGCCCGCTTACAGCTCACGATTATTCATTTATATGTGATGTTATTACGGGGCTTAATATCACGGAACTTAGTGATAAGTATTTTTTAAGTGCATCCAGAATATCACAATGGAAGCGCGAAGTATGTCAGAAGATACACACTTTTGATATGGCAAACGCTATGCGCTGATTTCCTTTCCAAAGGCGTACAGATACCGGTAAATTATATCGACTAAGACTTGAGGAAGCTTGTCATTATAAACTTGCTGGACTATACCGCCTACAGGTACAAGTGGATAATAAACATCATGGTATTTTGCGTATATACCGTGATCATTGATGCAGACAAGTACATCACAATGCGATAGATCCGGCGCTGTTGGTGCATATAGCGGAATTCCCTGGAACGACAGCGTACCGGTTTTATCGCAATGACGACTGAATTGTGCGCATAGAATATCATCTAAGTTTGCAGGCGCATCTATATAAAATATTTCATCATCCAAAGCTTTAATACTATAATCACGATTAAAGCTTGCGATATAGCGAGGAAGCTCTTTATTAGCTTGCTCTACAGTTGTGATATTATTTTTATACAGCCATATTGGAAGCTGGCCCTGGATTGTTTTCCACATACGTTCAACGCGGCCCTTTGCTTCCGGAGACCAGGCAAGGATCTGATTAATATGCAGATCTTCACAGATGCGTTGCCATTGTGTACGCTTTTCGTGCATGACTTCCAGCTTTTCCCATTGCGCCAGACCTTTTCCGGCAGGAGTATGACAAAAGATTGCAGCGCGATCGGAGTATATTTCACGCGGTACGCCATAGGAATTGCAGGTTTGACGGAGCACTTCCAGATATCCGTAGAGGCATTCATTTTCTGTAATGTATAAGCCGGTTATCTGGCCGGTTGCATCATCTATACCACCGCTTAAGCAATAGCGCTTTTCATCACCGAACTTGTAAAACCAGGCGTATGGAGTGCCATCTATCTGCAGCAGATCACCTTCACAATCACGGCGCAAACGAGGACGATGCACTTGCTTTTTCTTTTTGCGCTTATGACCTTCTGGAGAAACAAGGTTATACTCTTGCATGATATTGCGCAGGCTTGAAAGTGAAATATCTATACCTTCATAATCGTGCAGGCATTTTTGAAAGTATGAAAAGTTTACATCCGAATAAACACCGGAATAAAGCAGAGCTATTTTTTCACGAAGCTTTATATCAATTTTGTTAGGTGGAGTATGACCGATGTTTCCATGCTCAAATATTTTCTCACCGTAAAGCGCATATTTTTTACGCAGGCGGCACAAGTGATCTATGCAGTAACCAGTAGATTCTGCAGCTTGCTTGAGCGTGTACTTATGCTGGTAAAGTCCACGGACGTAAAGAGGCAGTATGGCCTTATGTTTTTTGCACGAATTATTCATAACGATAATGTTATCGGCAGACACTATGAAAAAACTTTAATACATTTTTTCAAACAATTTATAGAAAAATTGCAGAAATATTGCAAAATTTCACAAAAATTGCATAAAAATTGCAGTTTTTTTGCATCGACTTATTACTTTTTGCTTGACAATGTAAATAACAAGGTGTATCATCGAATTAACTTGAGTAAGGGAAAACGTCGATAAACCTTATTCAATT